CCTCCCAGAATTTCCCCGACTTTGCCCAGATTTCGATCTGGGTTTTTTTTGCCTAGAAAAAAGTATTTTATTTTAAGTAAAATACTATGTCGGTTGTGCGTACTGTTCAGCCGACTTGCGGTTCGCCAATGCGAATGCAAAACATGGGGGGTGTGGGGTGTGGGTGTAGGGTGTGGGGTGTGGTGTTCAGATTTTAGGTATGCTATAATGACGTTGTCATTGGGGCAATCCTGTCCCAGACATTCACTTAAAATCTTTACATGTAAAGAAATCAATCCAAATAGAGGAACGATGTTATGAACTTATTAACTGCAATAGAGCAATGGGTAGACGCTAGAGCTGCCAAGCAAGTAGAGATACGTATGACTGATGTAGCTAGGATGGTGTACAACGATATACAGAAACAGTTAGAAACTAGTACCCTTGGTGACCTAGAGTCTCGCGTTGATACCTTAGAGTCTACTGTCGAAAGCCATGACAATGGTATTGACGAATTAGAAGTACGCATTGATGATCTGGATTCGCGCCTTGATGATGTTGATACATCAATTGCTGATACGGATGATCATATTTCGCATGGGGAAGTAGCTGACCTAGTGCGTGACGTTATCAACAATGCCTCAATCTCTTTTAACCTATAATCTTTACATGTAAAGAAACGGAGTAACTACCATGATGTTATTAATTTATCCTAGCAAGAAAGAACTCAAGACGCAGATTGGCAAGCCTTTGCGATACGAGGAGACTAGCCTATTTGGTAATGAGTATTTGGCAGACGGTAAGTTCGTAGGGGCTAACCGTCCACACTTAACGGGCATGGGGCGTGAGTTCTTCGCTGAAATTACTATGTCGGCAGGACTGATCAAGGCGGTGAAGTGATGACTATTAAAAAGCAAGGTTGGACTTTGTGGTATCAAGACGAGCGTGGTGAAGTCTACGCCAAAGAACTCATACGCTCCTCGAAAGGGGAGCAATGGGTCATCGAGGGCGGTACGCCACCACACAAGCCTAGCAGTACGGGCAGGGTGTGGGTACGTTTGCTTGACGATCCTACGTGGAACCGTGAGTTCTTTCCATCGGTGTTTGGTATGGAGTGGAGGGAAGATGATGCATAATATCGCAGTGTGGGACATACAGTTCTATAAAGTTGACGAGGACGGTAACGAGTTACTCAACGATGACGGTAGCGTCAAACTGTTCACTAGTAGCCGCAATATGGATTTCTCATGGGTAGCTGAGTCTGCTGATGCTGATGAACTAGTTGAAGTGGAGGTTAGATGATGAATGATTATAGGGAATTGTTCCCCAATGTATCTTTCAATGACAAAGTAGCGATCCATTTTCAAGATGGGTCAACTATTTACCTTAAACACCTGTACCACGATAGCTCTGAACTAGATGCAATCTGTTGGTGGGATGTAGTCGATTGCCACGATATATAAAAGTTATCGAGAGTTATCAATAAAGTTATCGGGAGGTAACAATGTCCATACGACAGATAGTTAATCGGTCTACGCACGAGCGTATGATCTCAGGTGCTGAGTATTCTCTCAAGGCTATCAGCATTATCACGGGTATACACTTTAACACCCTGCGTAACAGACTTGCAGGCAAGGATGCCTTCACTAATCACGAGATAAGGGCTGTCCATGCCTCTCGGATGTCACCGGAAAAGCGCAGGAAGGCGGGGCTAGGTAGTAACTGGCCTGAGTTTGAAACTAAAGCCGAGGCGTATTCCGCTAAGTTCTTACGAGGTAAGTTGTAGCGGCCTCGACTGGTGTTAGGATTTTAGGTGTGGTATACTATCACTTCAAAGCCACACCTTCATTCATCTTTTAAAATCTTTACATGTAAAGAAATCATATAGGGGATTTACCATGAAACTATTAGCACGAGATACCAACTTCAAGTTAATCAAGACAGCTAAGAAAGCAAAGCAGCCTGTAGTACTTGCAGGTTTATCCATGATGCCATCTATTGAGACATGCCCAAGCAGTACCATTGCCGATTGCTTTACTGACTGCCTCAAGGAAAGTGGGTTCGCTCAAGTATTCACCTCCGTTAACGAAGCACGACAGCGCAAGACTGACTTCTACCTGTCAGATCGTGAGGGGTTCCTAACCCAGATCAGACGCGAGTTACACAACCTTAATAAGTACGGCATCAAGCATGGCAAGCAGCCCATTGTACGGCTCAACGTCCTATCCGATGTGGCGTGGGAGAAGCACGAGATACCGCAGGAGTTCCCTGACATTACCTTCTACGACTACACCAAGTTAGCAAAGAGGCTCGGCAACACGCCCGACAACTACGGCCTGATGTTCAGCTACTCAGCCGCACCCAAGTACCAGAAGCAGGTACGTATGGCCTTCCAGACTGACGCACCGATCACGGTGGTGTTCAGGGGTGGGCTACCTACGCACTTCATGGGGCGTGAGGTGTATGACGGTGACCAATCTGACCTAGATAATCTAGAACAGCGTGGCAAGATCATCGGCCTACGTGTCAAGGGTAACGATGCCAAGAAGTCTACCTCTCCCTTCATCGTGGACTCTAACTTGATAGCGATAGGGGGGTAGTATGAATAGAATACCAATGCGGGGTGCTGATGAATACGATGCGTTCTCCAAACGCACCCGCAAGTACCTTACTTTTTCCAGAGGGTTGCTGCGCCAGATCAAGCGCAGTTACAACAAACGGTTTAGACAAGCGAGTAAAACTTTAATCAGAGAGGAGAAACACAATGAACTTGATTCTTAATAAGCCTGAGTACTGTAACAATGACGATAGAATATGTGTGCAGTTACTACTAGCAGAGATACTACGGCGTGGGTATACTGTATCTGTCTACGATGGTGAGGATTGGCCGCTGAATTTATCATCCGATTTGCATGAAATACTAGATAACCTCGCCACCTCTGGTGAGGATATGATCGAGGTAAGAGATAAGGCTTACGAGAGAGTGGGTATGTTCTATATGATATACTGCAATGGTTCGGAAGGTGATCCGCCGGTATGTATCTCCGATTACTCAGCCAATAAAATATGTGAAGATATTTATACAGATATAGAAACCATACTAAGCGAGGTAGTAACAGCATGAGCCATAAAGAAATATTCCAAAGCTATTATAAAAATCCCAATAACTTACCAACACTGGAGGAGTTCTCCGGCCTCTGTAACAATCACGACTGGACGTATTCATATAGCGATGATCATTCCGTGTACAAGCGTGGCTCTGTCGAGCGAGATATCCTGTTGGAGATTGTCGAGCAGGGAGGGGCAGGGTACTCAAAGGTCTATAACATAATGGCTGAAGCGAGGTTGCCTAGTTATGGGTAAGGGTAGCCGACAACGGCCAACCGACCAAGGTGCGTTCGATGAAAACTTTGATCGTATCTTTTTAAAGAACCGACTGCCTGTCGAAAAGGAATGTAAGACATGTGGTAAACTGTTTGCTGTCAACGAGGGAGTGTTGATTGCGAATGCAATAGGCGGGGAGATGTTATGCCCCAAGTGTAGTAGTTCAAACATTACAGACTATAAAGGAGTACGTAATGACGTTTGAGATATTGAAGGGATGGTTTCTATCCATCAATCTGCGTAACGGTGTCGGTATTGATCTGGAGTTTCACAGGGATAAACCAGTGTGGGTATCCTATCAATCCAAAGGAGAGTTACACGCCACAATAAGTGAGTTTGATGGGGTTGAGTTGAATGTTCCCTTCATGCGTGTAAGTCTCGGACAATTGTTTGAAGTAAAAAATGATAACAAAACTTAGTAGTACTTGACTATTACACCGGTGTATGTATATTCCATTAATGTTTTCGACTCAAAGGAGAGTTCAATATGAAAACAGCAACAATTTTCAGGAAAAGAGTTAAGAAAAACAGGTTCGGATACAGCAGAGGCCCGTGTTACAGGGGCTATCACTTCGGCAAGTATTCTTATTACACTAAAGTAGCAAACAGTAGAGGGTCTGGTCTGTTTTCGCTACAAGATACACAGGGCCACGAGATCGTTAACGGTGTTGTGACAGTTGGCAGCTAAGAGACTAAGGAGACACGGATGTCTCTCGTCAATCTATAAAAGAAAGATACATATGTATACGTTTTTTAAAATATGGAAGTGGGAGTTTGTTCTCAGCTTCTTCTATTACGATCAAGAAAAGAATAAGAATAATATACTTGCAACTTATAACAACGGTGGTATATTCTCCTATCGTGTAAGAACAACAATGTTTGGGAAGGACAGAGTGTTAGTTATATGGAGATTTATTTTACATGTCAGTAAAACTGGATAGGATAGATGCGCTTCTATCTGAGTTCAGAAAACTTGACCCCAACTTGCAAATGCAAACTGCTTTAGCTTTTGTATATATAGCGCAGGGTGATGACGCTAACGATCCTCTATCTGTGTATCAGGTAGGTGACAAGCTAGGGTGTACCAGTGCGAGTGCGTCAAGAAACGTAGCAGCATTAAGTAACTGGTCACGCCATAATCGTGCAGGGTACGGGTTAGTCGAGGCTAACGAAAATCCTGAGAGGCGTAATGAAAAAGTAATCACACTTACACCCAAGGGTAAGCAGTGGTTGAGATCACTCGACAAGATTTGTGAAGATCAAGTAACAGCAATCATAAGGAGTAGAAAGTAATGAGTATTAAAAGCAGAGGTAATTCTTTTGTTGTGGACATACGCAAGACAGGCTTCGAGCGTGTGCGTAGATCATTCCCTACCAGAGAAGAGGCTGTATTATTTGAGGCGCAGGTAGCGGTGAGTCACCGTACTGGTACGCCCTTACCTGATAAGTATGTGCCTGAGAGTAGCTACACTTTAGCCAAGGCGCAGGATGCCTGTTTTAATATGCACTGGCAGGGTGGTAAGTCTGAACAAGCCATGCTTAAACTTATGCAAGTACACTGTCGTTACTTTGGTGCTAACATACCTATCTCAGCAATTAATACAGGTGTGTTGGACGGTTACATCGAACACATGAAGCTGGCTAGAAAATCCAATGCCACTATCAACAGACATCTCGCGTGTATCTCTAAGGTGCTGCGGCTTGCCCATGAACAAGACAAGCTAGATAAATTCCCACACTTCCATCGTCAAAAGGAAGGGCAAGGTAGGGTACGCTGGTTGACTGATGAAGAAGAGGCCAAGATATTACAAACCCTACGACTGTGGGGTTCTAACAAGTTTGCTGATGCGTGTGTTGTGTTACTCGACACGGGTATGCGTAAGTCAGAGTTGCTTCGAGTTACTAAGAGTGACATCACCAAGCAGGGGGTGTACTGTAGTGATCGTAAGGGTAACAGCCAAACCATTATCCCATTGACAGCTAGGGCCAGAAAAATTCTGGAGATATATGCCCGTACCAGTACTGATACATGTATAATGTCTGGGTACTACAATAAAAGTGTATGGGGTAGGATGCAAACTCACTTAAATTTACCTGATGTATCGCTGCATGTACTCAGGCACACTTGCTGTTCACGTTTAGTGCAAGGAGGTATGCCACTGGTACACGTAAAAGGTTGGATGGGACACAAGGCTATCTCTACCACCATGCGTTATGCCCACCTAGCACCTACTGATTTGATACAAGGTGTTACCTTACTGGAGAATAGGGCTTGATTAATTACACTCATGCGACTACAAACTACTTGATGCCGCATGTGGCGCACGATGTGGCGCAGGTGTGGCACTCACGCCCTCGTGGTGAAATTGGTATACACGCAAGACTTAAAATCTTGTGCCTCTTGGGGCTTACCGGTTCAAGTCCGGTCGAGGGCACCACATTAAAATGATTTCCACTGGTCTTAAAATCGCATACCGCCCTAGTTACACCCCTGTATTAAGGGAGAAACCCTAAATGAATTGTATAAATACATGCTGCGTTACATGTGGCACTAACTTCATACACTATCGTAGTAAAATACACTTTTATGCACCACAAAGTGTCCACTTGCGGCACTTTATGCGGCACTCAACCCATTATGGAGAACAATATGGCAACCTTAGAAGATCAACTAGCACTTGAGTTACAGATGTGCCAAGCAGGAGAAGAAAGATACGACAAGCAGGTGACTGCACTAGCTGATAAGGGTGTGGAGAGCCGAGCGCAACACGGTAAGGCCATCATTGGCAATGTACTCGGCCCGTTATCAAAAGCTATAGCAGAATTCTGTACGGGTGAGACTTCATCTAATCGGAGTGTTGCCTATGGTAAGATCAAGCACCTTAACGCTGACCGTCTTGCTGTCTTAGCCCTGTTAGGTGCTATTGATAAGATCAGCCAGCGTGTACCACTAATGGCCGTAGCAAGGACTGTGGGCCTGTACATTGAGGATCAAGATAGGATCGAGAAGTGGCTGGGTGCAGACAAGGAGGTGGCCGCTACCATTCTTAAAATGGCGGCAGAAAAATCTACCTACAGACACAGGCGGTCAGGTGTCATTCATAAGATGAATAATGATGGGTACTACGAAACCTCGTGGACTAATGACGAGCGTATCCATGTAGGTTTGAAGATGATTGACCTGATCATTACCCATACAGGTGTACTAGAATTGGTACGTGTCAGGACATCTCGAACCAAGACCACAACATACCTTGTTGCACAGGATGTAACACTGGATTGGATCAAGGGTTTCCATGCGTCCCATAGAAGTGCGCGTCCCCGTTACGCCCCTTGTCTCATACCACCTAAGAAGTGGGAAGGGTTGTTCGGGGGTGGCTACTACATAGACGCACTTAATAATTTACCCCTAGTGAGGATGCACTAATGAGAAAGAGAACCACTGAGTATTTTCTTGAGTTAGAGAAGTGTGATATGAGCCAAGAGTTGAAGTGTGTGAATGCACTACAGGACACACCTTGGCAGATCAACAGACATGTGTTGGCTGTACTACGTCAGGCGTGGGACAGTGGACAGACATGGGGTGGCTTACCAGCAAGGGATAATCTACCGCTGCCTGAGTACCCTTTTAGCTGTGAACCCAGCGAGTTAACACCAGCGCAACAGGTTGAGTTTAAAGAGTTCAGAAAGAAACGAGGGGCGGTACACGCTCACAATAATACGACAATGAGTTTACGTATTCTGATCGAGCGTACCATTCAGATTGCGGAGCAGTATGAGAAAGAGACGGAGTTCTTTTATGTCTGGCAGTTAGACTTCCGGTCACGTAAGTACCCTATGGAATCCTTCCTGTCACCGCAGACGGGTGATGCAGGTAAGGCACTACTCACCTTTGCGTATGGTGTAGCGATAACCTGTGCAGATGATGCCAAGTGGTTAGCCATACAAGGTGCGAATGTCTACGGCAACGATAAGATCACCCTAGAGGAACGCGAATTGTTTGCGTACATGAATACGGAGTTGGCTCAAGCTGTAGCTGACGATCCCTTCAGTGAGACTATCTGGCTGGAGGCTGATAAGCCGTGGCAGTTCTTAGCATGGTGTTACGAGTGGGCGGGTTACACTAGGGCCAGAGATGCGGGTGAAGAGTATCTCACCACACTACCTTGCTCTGCTGATGGCTCGTGTAACGGCTTACAACACCTGTCAGCTATCTTACGAGACAAAGAGGGAGGTAAGGCCGTGAACCTAACCAAGACTTCACTGCCGCAGGACATCTACGCTGATGTCGCTATGAAAGCAATGGCCCGTATCCGTAAGGATGCTGAAGACATCTCTAATACAATGGCCCAGCAGTGCCTGAAGTTTGGCATCACTCGTAAGGAGACTAAGAGGTCAGTGATGATCGTGCCGTATAGCGGTACACGATACGCCTGTCGGGATTACGTCATGGAAGCACTGAAGGAACGGGTGAAGAAGCAGGGCCATAACCCTTGGGGTGATGATCTGTACTTAGCTGCCAACTACATGTCAGGACACATCTGGGATGCGATCAGCGATAGTATCAGTTCGGCCCGTATTGTTATGGACTACATCAGGTCAGTAGCAGAGGTATACGCCAAGAACAAGCAGGTCATGCAGTGGTATACACCAACAGGCATGTTGATCTGGCAATGCTACAGTGACATGAACAAACGTAGGATCAAGACATCCATCAACGGTTCGGTTGTTAAACTCAACTACCACAGTCAGATAGACGATACTGTAAACCGTTCTAAGACGTTATCGGGTGCATCCCCTAACATGATCCACAGTTTAGATGCGGCTGCTCTAACCATGACTGTGAACCGCTGTACGGATGTAGGCATCAGGGACTTTAGTATGGTGCATGACAGCTACGGCACTCAGTCACCCTACATGCCACAGATGGTCAACATTATCCGTGAAAGTTTCGTGGATATGTATGAAGAGAACGATGTCCTGCAACAATTATACGAACATGCCGTCAAGGTTTTACCTGATGGTGTAGAAATTCCCAAGCCACCGGAGAAAGGTGACTTGAGTTTACAAGAGGTGCTGCAATCTGAGTACTTCTTTTCCTAATGGCCCCCTAGTGCAGTAAGGGCTGAAAAACTTAAACAACAGAAAGAGACTATTAATATGGCTAGACAAGATTTTGAAAGAATGAACATTAAAGGTAAGGCGATGTGGTGTAAGGTGCTAGAGCCTGACACTAAGTTTAATCCCGATGGGGACTACTCCACTGACATCCTGCTACAAGAAGCAGATGCTGCACCGATATGTGAGAAGCTAGATAATGCAATTCAATCTGCATTTGACAATGCGATCAAGGACTCCCCTAAGTTAAAGAATGTCCTGTCCACATCCTCACCGTACCAGACTGTCTACGATAATGAGACAGGCGATCCTACTGGTGAGATCAAGTTCAAGGCTAAACTAAAGGCTATATGGAGAGCCAGAGATGGCCGCTTTGGTGAACAACGTCCAGTAGTAGTGGATAGCAAGTTAAATCCACTGGACAAGCACGTTGCCATTGGTAATGGATCGGACATCAATGTGAACGTAGAGGTTGTACCTTACGTTATGCAGTCTACTAAGTCAGTCGGTGCAAGTCTGCGACTGAAGGGCATACAAGTCGTTAACCTCGTTGAGTACGGTAACAACGCCTCAATGTTTGGTGAAGTGGATGGTGGCTTTGAAGCACCCCCAGCACCAGTGAATGACTCGATTCCTTTTGAAGTGGAGAGCAGTGATGACAGCGACCAAGGGGACTTTTGAGGCGAGGGTGGTTAGTGATTTGAATAGCCGCAGTATCTCGTTTGAATATGAACCAGACAAGTTGCCATACACAGTTCAACGGAACTACATCCCTGATCTTCGGATCGGGGAGATGTATGTCGAGGTCAAGGGTTACTTCCGACAGGAAGCACAGCGAAAGATGCGTAACGTCAAAGAGCAACACCCAGAAAAGGACATACGGTTTCTATTTCAGAGATTGGACAGTCCAGTACAAGGCGCAAAGAAGCGCAAAGACGGCACGAAGATGACTTGTGCTGAATGGGCAGAGCGTAACAACTTTATGTACGCAGAAAAGGAGATACCTGATGACTGGATCAACTGAGGAAACTACCAGTGAGTTTTTATATCATGAATCTTGTGAAAAATGCGGCAGTTCTGATGCTAAAAGTGTTTATGATGATGGTCATTCCTATTGTTTTAGCTGCACTGATCACCAAATGGGAACTGACACAGGCACACCAAAGTTACAAGCAGTCCCCAACACACCAAAGGCTGACTTGTTGGTGGGCGATGCTATCGCATTGGGTAAGCGTAAGATTAATCAAGCCACTGCTAAGTTTTGGAATTACCAAGTGGGAGAATTTAAAGGATCACCTGTCCAGATAGCCAACTACAAGGACAAGACAGGGCAGGTAGTATCACAGAAGATACGGTTCCCGAACAAAGACTTTCTTAGTTTAGGAGAGCATAAGAAAGCACAGCTATATGGACAGTGGCTGTGGAGAGACAAAGGGAAGATGGTCTGTGTGGTGGAGGGGGAGTTGGACGCTCTCTCTCTGTCACAAGCCTTCGACAATAAGTGGCCTGTAGTGTCACTAAAGAATGGAGCAGCCTCCGCTAAAAAAGATATTGCGGCAAGTTGTGAGTGGCTGGAGCAGTACGAGTCAGTGATACTCATGTTTGACAACGACAAAGTTGGACAGCAAGCGGCTATAGATGCCGCCTCCGTTCTCTCACCATCGAAAGCTAAGATCGCAAAGCTACCGTTGAAGGATGCGTCTGAGATGCTTCAGGCAGGTAGAGTGAAAGAACTGATAGATGCAGTGTGGGCGGCTAGAGCATTTCGCCCAGACGGTATACTGGATGGGGCTGACCTTTGGGATGTGGTTACTGAGGTACAAGATGTAGAGAGTGTGCCGTATCCATACCAAGGTCTGAATGATGTCACTAAAGGTTGTAGGCGTGGAGAGATCACGACTATTACAGCAGGTAGTGGTATCGGAAAATCACAGTTAGTCCGTGAATTTGCGGCTAACTTGGTTAGACAGGGAGAGACGGTGGGTTACATAGCCCTTGAAGAGTCCGTCAAACGAACTGGGTTGGGTTTGATGTCCATTGAAGCAAACCAGCCTTTACACTTAGGAACAGATAATATTACTAAAGAGGAACTAAAACGTGCTTTCGATAATACCCTCGGTACTGGTCAAGTATTTTTGTATGACCATTGGGGTTCAACTGACAGCGATAATCTTCTCTCTAAAATACGATACTTGGTTCGCGGATGCTCTTGCAATTGGATCGTGCTTGATCACCTTTCCATTGTTGTATCTGGTATGGGAGACGGCGATGAGAGGCGTTTAATTGACAACACCATGACCAAACTGCGGTCACTCACTGAAGAGTTAAACTGCGGGATGTTATTGGTAAGTCATTTGAAACGTCCGTCAGGCGACAAAGGCCATGAAAACGGGGCAGAAACATCTCTGTCCCAACTTCGAGGATCAGCAGCTATCGGACAGCTAAGTGATATTTGTATGTCTCTAGAACGGAATCAACAGGCAGCTAAAGGTGCTGACATTACAACAGTACGAGTACTAAAGAACCGCTGGTCAGGGGAAACGGGCATTGCCTGTCACCTTGAGTATGACAGGGACACTGGACGTATGACTGAGGTGGCCGAACCACAAGAAGCAGAGGAGATGTTCTGATGGCACTACTAACTGAAGGCCAATTACGGACGATGTACATTAAGCACATGATTTCACTGTACATCTTAGAGATGGAAGAGAACTTTGACTTGGGTGACTACCCTACCTACGAGGACTTCTTGATTATGTACAAAGAGGAAATGCAAGTTGCACCAAACTAATCACTCCAACGAGAGGATGTTATGAGATTACTATTTGATATAGAGGCCGATGGCCTATTGAAAGAAGCTACGAAGGTGTGGTGTCTGGTCATACGTGACTTAGATACAGGCAAGGTATCGGCTTACGATCCCTTCACACTGGACGCTGGCTTACAACACTTAGGTGAAGCAGATGTTCTTGTCGGACATAATATAATCGACTACGACTTGCGCCTGCTGGAGAAACTCCACGGGTTCAGAACCAACGCTACCCTAGAGGATACTCTAGTATGGTCACGGACAATCTTCCCTGATCTACGAGAGCAGGACTTAAAACGTCTTAACGCTAATAAGGTAATGATCGGTAGCCATGCACTCAAGGCTTGGGGGATACGCCTAGCGTGTCACAAGGGAGAGTTTGGTCAGGACGATGGTGCATGGGAACGGTACTCCCCAGAGATGTTGGAGTATTGCAAGCAAGACGTAGAGGTAAACTTTAAACTGTATGGAAACCTATGTAAGAAGATAGCGGAATGGAAACCGTGGACTGAAGTACTGAAGTTTGAGACAGAGGTACACCGACTGCTACAGGATCAAACCACTAGGGGTTTTCCGTTTGACGTTGCCAAGGCTGAAAAGCTGTACAGCGAACTGGCGGGAGAGAAGGCTGAACTAGAGCAGTCACTAGTGTCAAACATTGAGCCTACGATTGTGCAGTTAAAGACCAAGGAGAAGGTGATACCTTTTAACCCTGCATCCAGACAGCAGATTGCAGATCGACTAATGAAGCGAGGGTGGGTTCCAGAAGCATTCACCCCATCAGGTGAGCCTAAAGTTGACGAGCAGGTACTTAGTAAGATTGAGTTACCTGAAGCTAAACAACTGTGCAGGTTCTTATTACTAAACAAACGTATAGGCCAACTAGCTACAGGTAAACAGGCGTGGCTTAAAGTACAAACCGAAGGCCATGTACACGGTAGGGTCAACCACATGGGGGCAGTGACATCTAGGTGTACACACTCTGATCCTAACGTGGCCCAAGTACCCTCACTCAGTGCAGAGTACGGTCAGGAATGCCGTGAGTTGTTTCACGCCCCTGCTGGTTATGTACTGCTAGGTGCTGATGCGTCTGGGTTAGAACTTAGATGCCTTGCGGCTTACATGAAACCTTTTGACAACGGTAATTACGTAGAGGAAATATTAAACGGTGACATCCACACGAAGAACCAACATGCGGCAGGGCTTACAACGCGCCCTCAATCTAAGACGTTCATTTATGCTTTTCTCTTCGGAGCCGGTGATGAAAAAATCGGAAGTATTATCGGAGGAAGCAAAAGTGACGGCAAAAAAATTAAGGCCCGTTTCCTAAAGCAGACTCCCGCACTCAAGATACTACGTGAGAAGGTTAGCGAGAAGGCTGCTGGCGGTTACATTAAAGGGATTGATGGGAGACGCATACCTATACGTCACCCCCATGCTGCATTGAACACACTACTGCAAAGCTGCGGTGCTGTGATCTGTAAGAAGTGGTACGTGGAAATTCACAAGATGTTTAGACAAGCAGGTTTAACAGAGAACGATGCCCGTGTAGTGGCATTCGTACATGACGAGGTTCAGATTGTCGTGCGTAACGGAATGGAGGAACAAGTAGGTGAAATTACCTTACAAGCAATTCGAAATGTGGAACGACAACTCAACTTTGGGTGCAGACTTGACGCAGAGTACAACACTGGACAAAGCTGGGCGGCAACCCACTGATGATGGTAACAGGGTTGGTGACATTGCTGAGTTCTATGCTGTCACATACCTGTGGGATCAAGGGTACGAAGTATTCCCTAATGCAGGATGCACCGGAGCCGTGGATATGATTGCTATTAAAGGTGACGAGATCAGACTGATAGATGTGAAGACGGTATCCGAAACCACTCAAGGTGGCAAGGTACTAACCGCACTCCAAAAACAGATGGGTGTGGAACTTCTGTATTTCGATTATCAAACACGCCATCTCAGTTGGGACAGACTGATGATTAAAGGCATTCAAAAAGAGAGAGAGACTATATGAACACATTACTGATAGACGGAGACATCGTAGCGTATCGGGCGGCTACCGCCTGTGAGCAACCGATAGATTGGGGTGATGGTCACTGGACACTACATGCCTTCGAGCATGAGGTTGAACAGAACATTGATAGCTTCATGGAGAACCTAATCAAAGATAGTAAAGTTAAGGACTGGGTGACATGTTTGACTGGGCCTAAAAACTTCAGAAAAAATGTAGCGGCATCTTACAAGGCTAACCGTAATGATAAACGTAAACCGATGTTACTGCCCCATGCTCGTGCCTACTTGCTAAATGAGTGGAAGGGTAGGATTGACGAGAACATTGAGGCTGATGATACTTTAGGCTTACTCGCTACTAGCGGGGACGGTTACATGATCTGGTCAATCGATAAAGATTTAATGACCATACCTGCCTACCACTTTGTAGATGGTGAGGTAAAGATCGTAGGTGAGGCTGAAGCTGACTACTGGTTCTTCTACCAGACGCTAGTGGGTGACTCCACCGATAATTATAAAGGATGTCCTAACATTGGGCCGAAGAAAGCCAAAGGCTTACTAGACGATGACTGCTCATGGGAAACGGTAGTTAAGGCTTTTGAGAATGCAGGGCTATCGGCAACGGTAGCACTAGAGCAAGCAAGGCTGGCTCGTATCTTACGGCACGGTGAATACGATTTTAATACAAAGGAGGTATCCTTATGGGAACCAAATATAAAACACTAAACGATGCCAGTCCCAGTGATTGGGATAGGGCACATAAAAAGAGTACTAACGAACACGGTACTATTTGGAAGCAGGCAATTAAACAGGCGGCTATTGAGGAAGCAAATCAATACAACATTCCCCCGTTTAAACTACCCGTTGATGCCCAAGCCCGTAAGAACATTCCGGTGTACTCAGGGTTCTTTGCTTACTTCCCACGGGCTATAGCAGCGGTAGCACAACTCTCCTTAGTCGGAGGTATACAACACGGCCAGACACGCGAAACCCTACACTGGGATCGTCCCTTATCAGGTGATGAGTTAGACGCAATGATGCGGCACATGATTGATGGGGATTGGGAACAGGTAGCGTGGCGAGCAATGGCTCACTTAGAAAAACAATTAGAGAAGGAAGAAATAAATGACAACTAGTAAAATGGACGAGTACCAATCATTCATACACAAAAGCCGCTACGCACGATGGTTGGATGATAAGGGCCGTAGGGAAACATGGGAAGAAACAGTAAACCGTTACGTCAACTTTTGGGTTGAACGTGGGCAGATAGATCAAAAAACCAGTAGCAAAATGTTTCATGCAATTTACAATATGGAAGTAATGCCTAGTATGAGATGCTTAATGACTGCTGGGGAAGCGTTGGACAAAGACAACGTAGCAGGATTTAACTGTAGTTATTTACACATCGACTCCCCTCGTAGCTTTGACGAACTGATGTATGTACTGATGTGTGGAACAGGGGTTGGGTTTAGTGTCGAGCGTAAGTTTGTTGAACAGTTACCTTGTGTAGCAGATAGCTTTCATCCGACACCTTCAACCATTGTGGTAGGTGATAGTAAGATTGGATGGGCCTCCGCTTTTCGAGAACTGATTGCCATGCTATACGCAGGTAAGATACCGCAGTGGGATGTAAGTGGAGTCCGTCCGGCAGGGGCAAGGTTAAAAGTATTCGGTGGACGCGCTAGTGGCCCAGAGCCGTTGGTTGCGTTGTTTGAATTTGCGGTAAAACTCTTCCAAGGTGCAGAGGGTAGAACCTTGACTACACTAGAGTGTCACGACTTGTGTTGTAAGATTGCAGAGGTAGTCGTTGTCGGTGGCGTTAGACGCTCCGCATTGATCTCTCTCAGTAACTTGACTGACAACCGTATGCGTAAGGCTAAGTCCGGCGCATGGTTCTTAGAAGAGGGCCAACGAGGTCTTGCTAACAACTCAGTGTGTTACACCACCAAGCCAGACTTTGCTGACTTCCTAACAGAGATGCAATCCCTGCATGAGAGTAAAGCAGGTGAGCGTGGTTTGTTTAGCCGCCCTGCCGCCCAGAACATTGCAGCACGTAATGAACGCAGAGATAGCAGTTATGACTTTGGTACGAACCCTTGCTCTGAAATTATCTTACGCAGTAACCAGTTCTGTAACCTGTCAGAGATCGTGGTACGGGCAGATGACACACTTAAAACCTTAACGGCTAAAGCAGAGATGGCCGCAATCATTGGTACACTTCAGGCTACCTTAACTGACTTCCGTTATTTACGCGCAATTTGGAAGAAGAATACGGAAGAAGAAGCCTTACTAGGTGTAAGCATGACTGGTATCATGGATCACTATCTACTAGGTAAAGGAAATTCACCTGACTTGGAGAAGTGGTTGAACAGTTTACGTGACGTTGCTGTAGAGACAAACAAACAGTGGGCCTCTAAATTAGGGATTGCCCAATCAGCCGCTATCACTGCGGTAAAACCATCAGGCACGGTATCGCAATTGGTAGACAGTGCCAGTGGTATCCACCCAAGGTTCTCTAGTCAGTATGTACGTACCGTCAGGTCAGATAAAAAAGACCCACTCGCTCGTTTCATGCAAGACCAAGGGTTCCCGTGTGAACAGAACCTAGCCTCACCAGAGGGTTTAGTGTTTAGCTTTCCAATCAAGGCTCCTCAAGGGTCAGTAACGGTCAAAGATGTAGGAGCGATGCAGCAGTTAGAACTGTGGAAAGCCTATCAGGATCATTGGTGTGAACATAAGCCTTCCATTACGGTGTACTACACAGATGACGAGTTCCTTGATGTGTGTTCGTGGATATGGAAGAACTTTGACATGTGTTCGGGCATTTCATTACTGCCTTACAGTGATCATGTGTACCCACAAGCCCCTTACACAGACGCATCGGACGAGGTACTGGAAACACTACAAGCCCAGATGCCTAAAGATGTAGACTGGTCAGGGTTACAAGCCTACGAAAAAGAAGACAACACTATCGGTAGCCAAGAGTTAGCCTGTACGGGTGGGGCTTGCGAGATTGTCTAATAACGGTGGCCCTTCGGGGCCGCTTTTTTAAATAAAGGATATCATTTATGACTGAAAAAGCTAATAAGAAGCCAAAACCTATCACTCAAGATAACCAAGCACTGGTAGACCTACTATGTCTGTCGCAATTATTCAGTACATATTACACAAAATCAGGCAATACTGAAGTTGCACTCCAGAATTCCACACACATACTTGGTATTTTAAAACAAGTGTGCAAATCCTAATGGCCCCCTTATGTAGGAACAAAGGATGAAACAAGTATTAAATAAGCAATATAGCATTTCAAAGCCCCTTGTAGAGTATCTCAAGGGCCTTTTTCCAAACCAACTCCCTAATAACAGGGACATAACATTAAACGATGTCTCATTTCTCCAAGGTCAGCAGTCCGTTATTGCTAAATTAGAGGAATTGTATGACCAAGAATTTGAGGAATAACTAGTATGTGTATGAAACAAAAAGCCCCAAAAGTAATCGCCCCCGCTAAAGTAGCGGCCCCTGCTGCTGTGGATCAAGCTGATCTCCAGCTAACCGAAGCAGATACTGCCAGTTCTACTAAGAACAAGAAGCGTAAAGGTAAAGCTGGTATGACTGTAAGCCGTAAAGGTGTGCAATACGCTGGCGGTGGTTCAGGACTTAACATTCCGAATAAAGCATAAAAGGTGACGTATGACTGAGGCAACTTCGGTAGCTAATCGCTATCAACAACTAGAAAGCAGTCGGAGTTCCTTTCTTTCCCGTGGACGAGAAGCGGCTAAGTTAACCATCCCGACACTACTCCCGCCTGACGGCCACAACGGTAGCACTGAGTACTACACTCCCTACCAAGGAGTAGGCGCACGAGGTGTTAATAACCTAGCATCTAAGCTATTACTATCACTCCTTCCACCTAACACACCTTTCTTCCGCTTAATGATTGATGACTTTGATCTTGAAAAGATTAATGCCAGTGACAATCGAGGCATGATAGAAGAAGCGTTATCCCGTATTGAACGGGCTACGATGGGAGAGATTGAAGCAGGTGCTGTAAGAGTTCCCGTGTTTGAAGCCTTAAAAAGTTTAATCGTTACAGGTAATGCACTTGTATATATGCCGAAGAAAGATGGCATGAAAGTATACCGGATGGATCGGTATGTTGTTACTCGTGACACTATGGGTAACGTATTAGAAATTATCATTAAAGAAAGCGTAAGCCCTTTAATGCTATCCACGCAAATGAAACAAGAATTGGCTGACAAGATCGAAGATAGTGCGAAAAGCATCGACATGTACACCAAGGTTTGCCGCAAGGATAAGAAGTGGGAAATTTATCAAGAAGTGGCCGGTGTAATCGTGCCAGAAAGCGAAGGGACTTTTCCCTTAGATAAATCCCCCTTCATCCCTTTGCGTTTCATTCGTGTCGATGGTGAAGATTACGGACGAGGTTTCGTTGAAGAATACTTCGGTGATCTTAAAAGTTTAGAAGCATTGACCAAAGCAATCGTAGAAGGTTCTGCGGCATCAGCTAAAGTCCTGTTCATGGTACGCCCGAACAGTACTACTAAGGCACGAGTGTTAGCTGAGAGTCCTAACGGAGCGATTGTGTCAGGTGATGCGAATGATGTATCTACACTCCAAGTTCAAAAAGGCGGTGACTTTAGAGTCGCTATGGAGACAGCTTCAGTTATCACTGAACGTCTCTCGTATGCCTTCTTGCTCAACTCAGCCGCTACACGTAATGCGGAGCGAGTAACAGCAGAAGAAGTACGTTACATGGCTCAAGAATTAGAGTCAGCACTGGGTGGTGTCTACGCGATGCTATCTCAGGAGTTCCAACTCCCTCTCATTACCCTGCTCTTGCACCGTATGGAAGGAAGTGGTAAAATGCCCAAGATGCCAAAGGGGATGGTGAAGCCCACTATCGTTACTGGTATCGAAGCACTTGGAAGAGGACAAGACCTAAATAAACTGGCCATGTTCTTACAACACATTCAACCACTAGGGCCAGAAGTTATCGGCTCACAACTCAACGTAAACGATTACATTGCACGACTCGGCGCTTCCCTTGGCATTGACATGGGAGGTCTGATAAAATCTCAAGAGCAGTTACAGCAAGAAGCTGAAGCCGCACAAGCACAGCAACAAGAGATGATGGCACAACAGCAGATGGGTGACATGGCTACTAAGAGCGCACCACAGATGCTTCAAGGTGCTATAGATAATCCAGAGATGGTTCAAGCAATGGCAGAACAAATGCAAGAATAACTAGCTGTAGGAGGCTATATGAGTACAGAAGCTACAAACGCTTATGAAGAACAAACTGAAAGTCAAGACCACATCGACAAGATGTTGGCAAAAGCAGATGGCCTAGCGAACGCTGGGCAAGAGCGACCTGAATGGTTGCCAGAGAAGTTTAGCAGTGCCGAAGAGATGGCACTATCGTACCGTGAATTAGAACGGAAACTTTCTTCTGGTGACACCCCTAATAATCCCGACAAGGATCAGGCCCAAGAGGGGGTTGAAGAACCCGCCCCCGTAAGTGAAGAAGTGTCGGAAGTGTCGGATTACTTAGAAGGACAGGGTGTTGATTTTGATTCAATGCAAAATACTTATGCAGAGACAGGAGAAATCACCGAAGAGAATTATGCTGACCTTGAGAAAGCAGGACTCCCCAAGAGCCTTGTTGATCAGTGGATAGCAGGTCAAGAAGCAGTAGCCAATGCGAGTGTAAACTCAATCATGGACACTGTGGGAGGCAGAGATGCATATAACGATATGACATCTTGGGCTTCAGATAACCTATCAGAGATGGAGATCGCTACGTTCAACAAGGCGATTGACTCTGGTGATAGAGACTTACAGATCATGGCGATAGAAGGTATCCAAAACAAGTATCAGGCTGTAGAAGGACGACAACCTAACCTTATGCAAGGTCAGGCCGCACCTCAAACAGGCGGTGGTTTTGCATCAGTGGCTGAACTCACTGCGGCAATGTCCGACCCTCGATACAGTAAAGATACTGCATACCGCCAAGACGTTGCTTCTCGCCTAGCGAAGAGTAACATCTTATAGTCTCCTAACCTTCAGCCCTCCTCGTGAGGGCTTTTTTATAACTATCGAAAAGTACGACTACTAACTAATTACCTTTTACCCTCTACGGAGGACAATTTGAGAGAACGGGAACGTGGTTAACGCTGATTAGAGAGTAACAACTTTAATTAACTTAACTATATAACCAAAGGTAAAATACAATGGCATTTCCATTAGATCAAACTGTCTCACGTTTGGGACAACAAAACGCAACAGGTGACGCACGAGCGTTATTCCTGAAGCTATATGCTGGTGAAGTACTGACCGCTTTTGAAGAGAAAAACATCTTCATGGGTCTGCACCGCACCCGTACAATCAGCAACGGTAAGAGCGCACAGTTCCCCCTAACAGGTACTGCGACTGCTGGCTACCACACTGCTGGTCAACTTATTGAAGGCACTAACATCAAGGCTGGAGAGCGTACTGTAACTGTAGATGACCTACTGTTGTCTGCTCAGTTCATCTCTAATGTTGATGAAGCAATGAACCACTACGATGTTCGTTCTATCTACTCCAAGGAAGCTGGTAACGCACTAGCTAACACTTGTGACAAGAACGTAGCACGAGTAATTGCTAAAGCTGCTGGTATCAACAACGCTTCCGAAGCTGCTACAGCTTTCGGTGCATCTTTCGATGATGAAGTCTACACTGACAATGTTACCATTGGCGCTGCCGCTGGCGATGCTGTTGTAGGCGGTAAGATTGCAACTGCTATCTACGCTGCTCTTGAAGAGTTCGATAAGAAAGATGTAACTGGTGAGAAGGTATGTGTACTTCCACCTCAACAGTACTACGCTCTCTTTGGTGCAGATTCAAGTGTTAACAATCTCGCATACATGAACAGAGACGTTGGCGGTTCTGGTAGCCTTTCTACAGGCGCTGCGCCAATGATCGGTGGTGTTAAGATTCTGATGTCTAACCACATCCCTACCACTGACGAGTCAGGTACTGCTAACCCACCTTCAGGCACTACCAACACTGGTGCTTACAACGCTGACTACTCAGCACTCCGTGGTCTAATCTTCACTCAAGATGCTGCTGCAACTGTTAAGTTGCTTGATCTTGGTGTTGAGTCTGAATATCAGATCGACCGTCAAGGTACTCTGATGGTTTCTAAGTACGCAATGGGACACAATGTACTACGTCCTGCTTGTGCTATTCAGTTACTGTCTGCATAACCACTCTAGGGGGGAACTTCGGTTCCCTCCTTTTTTTCATTTGGAGATAACATGACCCCTTTAACCGAACTAGAAGCTGTTAACATTATGCTATCAGCAATAGGCGAAACGCCTGTTAACTCGCTTACATCAGGCTTAGTGGAAGCTGAACTAGCGGAAACCATCCTTGGACAAGTAAGCAGAACAGTGCAGACAATGGGGTGGAGTTTTAATAAAGACACAGGAGTAATCCTGTCAGCAGATACTAACGGTGAGATAAACTTACCTAATAACGTATTAAGTGCAGACAGCCTTTACGAAAGTAACGGCACTAACCTCGTACAACGAGGCACAAAGATGTGGGATCGAAAGAACATGACGTTTACTCTGAACAAGTCAGTAAAAGCCGACCTTGTTTATGAACTTATCTTTACTGATGTTCCTCCCCTTGCTAGGGCCTACATAACTGTAAGAGCCGCTAGGATATTCCAAGATCGTGTTGTAGGCGCAGACAGCCTCCACGGTTTTCAAAAACGTGATGAAGATGAAGCACTAATTGCACTAAAGCAAACTGAAAGCGAAACCCAAGATCACAACTTATTTAACAATTACGATGTCTTTAGAGTTATAGACAGAGGTATTAACGGAGCGTAACAATGGCTATTGAATTACTCAGCAGTTCCATACCAAACCTGATAAACGGAGTGAGTCAACAGCCTCCAGCATTACGTCTACCGTCACAGGCAGAAACTCAAGTTAACGGACTGTCGAGTGTAGTAAACGGTTTATCTAAACGCCCCAACACACAGTTTATCAAAAAACTAGGCAATGCAAATGAATTAGCCAACTGCTTTATTCATACCATGCAGCGGGATAATGACGAGTTTTATATTTTAGTTATATCAACTAGCGCAATTAGAGTCTTTGATAAGGATGGTGTTGAACGCTCAGTCACTGGCAGTGCTAGTTACTTATCTGGGTTGATTTCGCCCTCTTCTGAGTTAGCCGCTACTACAGTCAATGACTTTACTTACATTGTAAACAAGTCAACAACTACTGCCACTACCTCGGCTCTAAGTCCTACTCGTAATCCAGAAGCCTTGGCGTATATTAAGAAAGGTGCCTACGCAACTACGTACACTGTAAAAGTTACAAAAAACGGTATTACTTCCACCTCTTATTATACCACCATGAACTCCACACAGAGTTCAGATGCGTTAGTACAAAATGCAGAAAATACTATCAAGACGAGCAACATCACAATTCAGTTACAGACGTTCCCTTCACCACCTTCCAATATGAACATATCTAGGATTGGTGCTAATATTTTACACTTTGAATCCACTGATGGTGTTGACTTTGATTTTAGTGTTGAAGATTCCCAAGGCGATACGTTATTGCTAGGTTTCAAAGATACGGTAGCTGATTTTAAAACACTCCCTCCTGAAGGCCCTACAGGATATAAGATTGCAGTAGTTGGTGATAACACTAAAGGCCAAGATGACTACTATGTCGAGTTACGCCAGCCAGAAAGTAACGGCACACAAGTGTGGAAGGAAACACTTAAAGATAATATTTTATTTGAAATAAACCCCACGAGTATGCCTCATACTCTAGTCAGTAACGCAGACGGTACATTTACATTTGCGGCTGCATCTTGGGTAGATAGAAAAGTAGGAGATGATGATACTAACCCAGTACCTAGTTTTATAGGTAACAAGTTAAATGATATTTTCTTTTACAAGAACAGACTAGGCGTGTTGTCAGGCGAAAGCGTTATAATGAGTTCCAATGGAGAGTTTTATAATTTCTTTGCTAAGACTGTGTTAACAACCTTAGATGCGGCCCCTATTGATGTAGCGGTAACTAACAATCAAGTATCGGTACTTAAACACGCTGTACCTTTTGATTCATCTCTCTTACTGTTCTCGGATTTAAACCAATTTAAACTAGAAGGTGATGGGATACTTACTAACGAAACTATATCCATCAACGTCACCACTTCATTTGAGGCTGACTTATCTGCTAAACCTGTAAGTGCGGGTAAGAATGTTTACTTCGCTACTAGCCGTAACAGTTTTGCAGGTATAAGAGAATACTTTGTAGATTCTGATGTTGACACTAACGATGCAGCAGATATTACAGCCCACGTACCTACTTACCTTGAAGGTAGTATTAGTGATCTAGCTGCTTCCTCTAATGAGGACATGTTGTTAGCCCAAGGAAGTGAGACTAATACCATTAATGTTTATGCGTATTACTGGCAAGGCCGTGAGAAGCTACAAGCTGCGTGGTCAAAGTGGACATTTACTGGAACAGTACGTAACTTTCTTTTTAATAAGAGTGATATTTACATTATTACAGACGATAGCCAAGCAGGTACGGTTTTAGAGAGGATTAGTCTAAATAGACAACCCAGCGCCACGAACTCTGTAACCAACGCTACAAGACCTTTTATACCTTTAATTGATCGCTCACATAAAATTGTGGCTAGTGATTACGTAGGTGGACTATTTACACCTCCCTATTACAACAGTGATTCAGTAATTGTAGGTGATAATGGCTCTTTCTATGCAAACGTGTCTACCTACAATGCTAATGTTCCAGCAACAGGTACGTATTACTACGGAGTTCCTTACCAGTTCCTTTACAGGTTTTCGCCTATTGTTATGAAACTAGCTGATCAACCAGTGACTGATGGCCGTTTACAATTACGTAATATGACAGTTACTTTTAATGATGTAGGTACATTTGAAACAGTTGTTACTCACGAGGCTCGTACCTCTAGATTGACAACCTTTAATGCCAACACATTAAATAGTGTTAACTCTGCAATCAACCAAGTCTCTATAGGCTCTGGTAATTATAGATTCAGTGTCTTAGGTGAAACCTCTAGCATAGGTGTAACTTTAATTAACAACTCTTACACTCCATGCACATTTCAATCAGCAGAGTGGGAAGGTATTTTCAACACTCGTAATCGGAGAATTTAATGCAACCATACTACCGACCCACCCAACCGGAAGACTTAGAACTGTTAGCACCTAACATGAGAGTATGTGATGTTAACGAGGTAAAAGCGTCCAGTGGTGTTACCCCCTTAGAAGCCCTCCAAGTCTGCGCTACAAGCGAAGAATGTAACTCTATCGTACACGAGAACCGTATCATAGGGATGTTTGGATGTGCCAATTTAGGTAACGATGTTGGCAGTCCGTGGTTACTAGGCACTGATGAAATACCAGACATCAAAGAACACTTCCTCCCTCAATCAAAAGAATGGGTTGAGAGGATGCAAGATCAATACAAGGTTCTCATTAACTACATTGACGCTCGTAACTCTTACGCTTTTAAGTGGCTCAAGTTCTTAGGATTTGAGTTTACGAAAGACGTACCTGATTACGGTTATGAGAAGAGACCATTTATAGAATTTATGAGGACAAGATAATGTGTGATCCAGTAACAATGGCTACATTAGCAGTAGTAAGTGGCATTGGCGAATACCAAGCCGCAAGCGAAGCTACAAAAGCGCACAACAGAAACGCTGATGTTAACAATAAACTGGCGGCTGATGCCCGTGATTTAAAAATTAGACAACTTGATTTAAGAACCCAACAAGAATTATCTAACTCCCAGCAAGAAAAGTTAGACGCTCAGTTAGAAATGCTACGTACTACCTCTAAGGCTCAAGTAGCAGGATCAGCAGCAGGGGTGAGTGGTAATAGTCTTAGCACCATCACTAATGAATTTATGCGAAGAGGCTTAATGGCTAATACTGCATCCAGTACTGACCAAGACAATGTATTTGCATCTTCACAGGTGCAGGCACAGGGTTTCCAAGCGGAAGCGTTAGGCCGTTTAAGACAGAAGAAGGCTAAACCAAGCGCACTGCTCCATGCAATTAAAACAGGTGTTTCTGCTATGACAGCCTACAACGCATTTGCGGCCCCCGCAGCAACAACAGCAGGGTCTACAGCAACAGGTGTGGCTCAAGCCCCCGTAGATTTATCGTCAGTAGCGAGAATAGGATAACTAACATGGCTAAAAGAATACAAGTACAAGGCCCTAACGTCAGGAGCCAACAGTTAAACGTAAACGCTCCAATAGTAGATACTTACTACAGGACAGAAGCGGCTGAAAACAAATATGCTGAGTTATCTAACTTCCTAAGTAAAGTAGTCCCTCAAGTAACAAAACTTGCCGTTGATAAACAGACTAAGCAGATTAAACAGGACATCGACCTGATAGGTGAAATGTCTTATTCCCAAAAAGATTGGGGAGTGTTTGAAGAGTTTATTAAAGAAAAAGGTATTACCAACACCCACGCTACTTATACAGCATACAACGCACGTAAGGGTATGGAAGATGGTAAACTGGCGAAGATAGGTTTAGATAAATACTACCAAGAGAATTCAGCAAGGTGGATGTCGCAACCCGATAGCACCTTAATGAAAACGGATGTGAACAACTGGTTACAGGAAAACTTCCCACAAGGGAGAGAAGCTGAGACTGGTTACTTAACTGAGTACACCAAAATAGTCCAAAACCACAACAACCACTTGGATCAAAACCACACCCAAGCCCACAGAACTTTAATTCAGAAAGATGAAGAAAATGGTTTAGTAGAAAACATTGCTAACCTATTTACCGAAGGTGTGGACGGCCAAGATATTACAGACACTACAAAGTTCTTCGTAGACACAGGAGTCATTTCTGACGGTGCTTACGGACGTAAACTTATTGAGAAGGCTGTTATACGTGCTATTCAAGAAGATAGTGCTGCCAATGGTGGAATGAACATTGAAAAGATAGCTGACAAGTGGTCAAACTTAACTACGGCTACAGGGGCTAAACTAAGTGCTGTAAAAGGCTCTAATGAAATAGTCCAATCAGCTATTAACACTGCACTGGCAAAAATTGATCAAGATGCAAATCGTGAGGAGCGTGCGGATGATCGCCTAAAGAGAGAACAAGGTGAAGAAATTACTAACCTTATATTCGAAGGGCTAGAAGTAGACTCTGACAAATACCCAAACCTCACTGCATTTGAATTTAATACTTTTGTTACGAAAGGTGAGACTAGTAGAAATAGTAGAAGAGTCGCAAACGAAACTACTCCTGAAGTATACCAGTCTTATGAAACTATGTTTGCTGATGTCCAAGGTGGTATGGGAGGTATGGAAGCATTACGTGATCAACTCCTAGATGAAAATCAAACGGTAGCGGGTGATAACTTGGTTAAAGCTGCATTCCTAAATGCAACCCTAAGTACTAAAGATCAAGTCCTTACTGATATTAAAGATAATATTACTGCAAAGTATAAACTTAAACTAGGTGCAGGTGGAGGATCGGGAATTGGTAACACATGGTTGCCTACGATACCTGAAGATGCAATCGCAATGAAGGCTGAACAGCAGAGAGCAGAACGGGCTTGGTTGACTTACAAAGCTGAAAAGAAGGCGAGTAGGTTTTATAGCGATGAAGGTATGACAGTTAAAAAGTCCCCTGAGCAAATTGCAGCAGATGATGCCGCTTGGTTTGCAGACCCAGATACACGGGCAAGGTTTGAACTTGATGCAGAGGTTCCTTCATTACAAACTGTAACACTTAGTGGTGTAAATAATGGTGACGGTACAAGAAATCGCATGGTAAATGGTATCGAGGTAATAGAAATTAATGATTCTGAAGTACCCTTTGATAAAAGCATGGTTGATACATCTACCAAAGGTGGACGACTGATTAATGAAAGTATCTTTGCTAGTAAGACCGGATCAAATGCAAAAATAACTGATAAAATATCCGCTTCGTTAGATGATTACGGAACTAAACTTGTTGGTACGATAGGCGAGTTAAGTGAAGAACTAGCCGACCTTCCAGAAGATGATGGTATGGGAGGTAATTCAATGGGTTCTCGTAACTTTAAGTTTAAACAATTAACTAAGCAACTAGAGCAATATCAAGAAGAATATGATGTGTTAAACAAATACCTAGCAAGTATGGATGAAGATCAAGAATCTCAAACAGCTAACAATTAAATTAGGAAGAAGTATATATGTATACTTATCAAATTGGTAACTACAAACATAAAACTGATAAACAGTTGAATGATCAAGAGTTAAACACTCTCGTAACACAACTACAATCCAGTAACGTCCTTAGTGAAGAAGCAGCAGAACAGGAAGAATACTCAAGAGTAGAAAACCTAAACAATGCTGAGTTGATCAACAGTTCAAGACGTTGGTTAACAAAGACTACAGGTGCAGATTGGACAAAGCAGGGAGACGGTGAAGTCATTGAGCAGTACTACGAAACCATGCGGGACTACGAGCATAACTTAACAAGTTCCCTATCTTTGGCCGCAGGGCTGAGAGGTGACAAGTACGAAGAACAGGATCGTCAAGACTTACGTTTCATGATGGAGAACTGGGACAGGACTGTACCCTTCTGGCAAGAAGAAGGCGGGAAGTGGACAGCAGCAGGTGACTTTTTAGAAGCACTAGGTACTGACGTTACGACTTACGCAGGTTTAGCTACAGGTGGTCTAGGTACTCTAACAGGTCAAGCCGCTAAACAAGCAGCCAAGCAAGGGGTTAGACAAGCTGTAATGGCTTACGCTAAACAAGGAGCGAAGTGGGGTGCTATTGAAGGAACAGCTATTGGTGGACTGCATAGTGTAGGCAACCAAGGTATTCGTATGGAAACCGGACAGCAAGACGAATTTGATTACGGTGATCTTGCAGTAGGTGCAGGCGGCGGCTTACTGTTTGGTGGTATCTTAGGTGGTGCTGTTGGCGGTGCTTCGGGAGGTTTAAAAGCCCTTCGTCCTGAAAAGGTTGTTCCTAGCGGTACAATGGTGGATGGTAGAACGACACTTAACCCTAAGTCACTTACTAAAATAATTAAAGAAGAAAAGGTTGAAGGCGGTACGCTAGTTACCAACCCTGATGGTACTCAAGTAAAGATTACAAGTGCTGGTAAAAACAAATGGGAAGTAGGCGATGCCGATGGCAATGTAACTACCTTTAGTGGTACAAAAGCAAAACTCCTCGATGACCTCGATGCAGAAGCTAAAACTAAAGTTCGGGCAGAGACAGCAGCTAAACGTAAATCACTAAAAGAGGACTTGTCCCCTGATGAAGTCAATGCAGAAATGTTGGCAGAACGAGAGGCGCGTGAACTCCTTGAAGCAGGTGAAGTACTGTCACACGCACAGGAACTTGCTATTAGAAATGCTGATGATACTCGCATCAGAGAAGTAAGACGTAAGGACTTTGATGCTTTCCACAATAATATTAAAACCACAGTTTATGCAAGAGCCGATAAAGCAGGTTCTACCGCAGAGCAGAAAGCACTAGCTGAAGCAGAAGTTACCAAGACAATGAAAGACTTTGACATTAATGTTGAGGACTTTGATCTTGACGATGTCATTGAAAAGTTAGTCAAGAACCTGAACAAAGGTAAAGACAAAGGTAGGCTCACTAACTTCTCACTAGCGGTAGAAGATGAAGCCCTAAAACGTGCCATCAACTTGCACAAGGATAACTCATCGGAGTTCCTATCGGCATTCAAGCAGTGGGATAGACTATTTACAAAGAACGGTGAGATCGCAACTGAAGCCGGTAGAACGCTACAGATGCAAAAGAACCGTAGCCGTATGACCGCCAAGCAGCAACTAGAGTTGATGGAAGGCGTGTTGAAAGCAAAAGACGGTGAGGAAGTTAGGCAACTGGTTAAAGCCATTAGTGAACGGCCCCTGTCTAAAGTTACTAAAGTTACTAAGGTGATCAACGAATACTTTGTACACAACATCCTGACCGCAGGAAGTACAATGGCCGTTAACTTGGTATCCTCGATGATGCATATGAGTTACCGCAGTATAGAAAAATCTGCCGGTGGTATGATGCGTCTAAACACCCGCCAAGCAAAAGAAGGTATGGTTGAACTGTACCAAAGCTGGTCTAACATTGGCTTTGCATTACAGAATGCTAAGAATGCTATGGCTGAGTCCAAGACGATAATGTCACAACGGGCTTTCTCTGACACACTAGAAGATGTCTCCGAAACACACTTAGGGCGTGATTACAAACTGAGTGAAGGTTTTGCAGGTATGGCGAAAGAAGGCGAAGGTCTTTTAGATCATGTCGCTAATGCCGCTGGTAACATGAACCGTCTAGTGGGCCGCAGGGTTATGTTTGGTACAGACGAGTTAGTAAAGTCAATGGCGTTCCGTGGTCACATGGAATCTAAATTCATCATGAAAAATCTTGATGAAGGTGCTACTTTCTCTGACGCAGTAAAGAAAGCAAAAGCAGATACAGATATACTCGTGAAGTCACACATGGATGATGTAGCGGCAGGGCGTAAACTCAGCCGTAACAAAGACATCAGAGAAGCAATGGACAATGCAGAACGTGCTACCTTCCAGAATGACTACAAGGCAGACATGTTTGGTTCAATCGGCAGTGCATCCGCAACTGTCCGTTCAAAGTTCCCAGTGTTGACTATTGTTGTACCCTTCATTCGTACTCCCGCTAACCTACTTTCTTTTGTAGGTGAACGGACTCCAATATTACAAGTAGCATCTAAAGAGATCAGAGAAATGCTAAACGGTACTCCCGCACAACGGGGAACTGCCGAAGCAGCATTAGCTATGGGAACTGCGATGTGGGCTATGGCCGCAGGTATGGCCGCTGGTGGTATGTTGACTGGTGCAGGAGCGCAAGACAGAGGACGTAAGAACGTAGCAATGGGTAACGATGTGTTACCACACTCTATCGTTCACGAAGATGGTAGCAGTACTTCCATCAGACGTTACGATCCCTTCAGTCGCTTTATGCTGACAATGGGTATTGTTCACGACACATTTAAATATCAAGACGAGCAATCTCAAAAAGAGTTATATGCTGAGTTAGCCGTAGGTACGGCCCGAAGCCTTATCTCCATGCCGTCTTTAACAGGTGTCTCACAACTGTTTGATACGTTAGGTGATCCCAATACTAAAGGGATGGCTACTAAAGGTGAAGCATACGCTGCTAAAACTCTAGCGGCCTTCATGCCTTACTACCGACTGTTTGAAGAAATCTACTCTGGTAACGAGAACATGATACCTGAGATTAAAAAGATTGAAGATGCAATCAACGCTCGACCACACGCACTTAGCTTACTCACTCGTGGGTTCCATCAAAGTGCTAATGTCAAACGTGATGCTATCTTTGGACAGCCTTTAATTAAAGATGACATGATCTTAGCCGTCTCTGGTTTACCACATCACGAAGTGAACGGTAATGAGCAAGAGAAGAATGTGCTTAGAGAACTGGATCGACTGGGCATGAGTGTTGGTAATCTTAGTAAGAAATCAAGTACGTTAGGTAATCAAGTCCTGACGGAGTTTGATGTCGATGATGTTACCAATCGTAGTGTGTATGATTTACTTCAGGAAACTGTAGGTACAGTGAAGCTAGGCGGTAAGACTTTAGTTGAGGCCCTAGAGACACAAATGAATACTAATATGTATGTCAACAGTTTTACTGATCCAACCAGACGCACAGGCGCAAAAGAAATAGAAGGTCAACGGATCGCTGCTTTAGATCAGGTGATAAGTGCCTATCGACAGGCGGCTCGTGTTAAAGTGCGTAAGATTTTAGGTGAAGATCACCCAATATTTGACAGCGAGAAACTATCTAATCAACTACAACTCAATAGAGTTTTAACAGGAGGTGAGTAATGGCTTATAGTTACGCACAGTACACAGCAGATGGTACCACCAAGACATTTGCCATTCCATTTACTTATTTGGATGATGCTGAAGTTGTAGTGTTAAAGAACGGGGTACAAGAAGTACTCCCTTCTAATACACTGACAGCTACCGTAGGAAGTGTGACATTATCTGGGTTTCCTATTTTTGGTGATATTATTAAAGTAGTCAGGGTAAGCGATTTGGCTACAAGGGCTGTTGATTTTCAATCAGGTGCAATGATCAGAGAAGAAGATTTAGATTCTTCGGCACAGCAGGTATTCAACGCAGTACAAGATGTTAAAGATGCTGTTGATCTGTCGCTCAAACTTAACTATCAAGGCAACCTCGATGCTCTAAACGCAAGAGTCATTAACGTAGCTGATCCGGTAGACAATACAGATGCTACAAGTAAAGGGTGGGTGAATTCAGCAGCCGCTTCTACGCTTGCCGCAGCCAATTTAGCTGTAACTGATGCCCAAGCAATTAAAGACCAGTTAACTAATCTGTCAATTGTTTATGTGGGAGTTACAATAGGCACGGCAGGTTCAGTAGTTTATGATGTCGATACTGGAGTTGCTACCTTTAGTATTCCCGAAGGCCCCGCAGGCCCAGCAGGCCCTACAGGTGCCACAGGATCAATAGGTTCTGAAGGCCCTACAGGTTCTCAAGGCCCAATAGGCCCACAAGGCCCAGTAGGTGCTACAGGTGATACAGGTGACACAGGCCCCATAGGACTTCAAGGTGCTATAGGCCCCACAGGACTTCAAGGTGAAAGAGGCTTTGAAGGGGATGTTGGCCCCGCTGGCCCAACCGGACTCCAAGGCCCTACAGGTGCCACAGGTCTCCAAGGTGAAAGAGGCTTCGAAGGTGATGTTGGCCCCGCTGGCCCTACAGGACTTCAGGGTGCTATAGGCCCTACAGGCCCTCAAGGCGTTACTGGTGCTGAAGGTGATGATGGTGCTACAGGCCCAGCAGGCCCCACAGGACTCCAAGGCCCTACAGGTGCCACAGGCCCTCAAGGCATTACCGGTGCTGATGGTGATGATGGCGATACTGGCCCCCAAGGCCCCGTAGGTAATACGGGAGCCACAGGAGCAATAGGCCCAACAGGAAGCCAAGGCCCTATAGGCGCTACAGGTTCTACAGGCCCAGCAGGCCCCGAAGGTAATCAAGGTGTCGCAGGGTTACAAGGCCCTACAGGATCACAAGGCTTGATAGGTCTTACAGGCGATACAGGTTCTTCAGGCCCAGCAGGCCCTACAGGCAGTCAAGGCCCTACAGGTAACCAAGGCCCTGTGGGAGCGCAAGGTAACATGGGCGCAACTCCTTTAGGCTTGGCGTTTGGTAGAATGCAAGTGACCAGTGCAGGAATACTACAAATGGAATACTACGGTGATGCTGATGATAACGATTTCAGCATTAACTCTTCTGGCATATTAACAGTAACAACGGTATAAAAATTATGGGAACAATTAATATAGGTAAAGTACGTCAATCCTTTGAAGGCACGTACAGTTCTAGCACAGCTTATGTTGTGTTAGATGTAGTCTTTTCTAGTGGCGAAAGTTTTGTATGTATTCAAGACGCATCAGCAGGAACTTCTCCAACAAACACAACACACTGGCAAAAATTAGTCCAAAAAGGAAGTGATGGTGCTGACGGTGCTGATGGCTCAAATGGCGCTACAGGCGCTACAGGCCCTCAAGGTAACGCAGGCCCTCAAGGTGTTCAGGGAGAAGATGGAGGCACTGGCCCTCAAGGTGCCACAGGCCCCGCAGGTTCTACAGGCCCTCAAGGTGCAACTGGAGCCACCGGCCCAGCAGGTGATGATGGAGGCACTGGCCCTACAGGTTCTACAGGCCCCCAAGGCCCAGCAGGTAATGACGGTGCTGACGGTGCAACAGGCCCTCAAGGCTCCCAAGGCCCTACAGGTAACACCGGTGCAACAGGCCCTCAAGGCCCCGCAGGTGATGACGGTTCTGACGGTGCCACTGGTGCTACAGGCCCTCAAGGCCCTACAGGTAACACTGGTGCAACTGGTTCACAAGGCCCCGCAGGTGACGATGGCCCCACAGGCTCCCAAGGCCCACAAGGCCCCATAGGTAACACTGGTTCTACAGGGTCACAAGGCCCCGAAGGTGATGATGGCCCTACAGGTGCCACAGGCCCTCAAGGCCCCATAGGTAACACCGGTGCGACTGGTGCAACTGGTTCACAAGGGTCACAAGGCCCACAAGGCTCACAGGGCGGCACAGGCCCTCAAGGCCCCGCAGGTGATGATGGTTCTACAGGCGCTCAAGGTGCTTCAGGTGCAACAGGCCCTCAAGGTGCAACAGGCTCCCAAGGTGCAACTGGCCCAGCAGGTTCAAACGCTAATGTTACTAGTGCAACTATCTCGTCAGCAGGCGGCATGTTGAAATCTGCTAACTCACAGCTAGACATGAACAACAACGACATTGTGGGTGTCGATCAGATTTTCCACGAAGGTGACACCAACACATACATCCAGTTTCATGCGGCTGATGAGTGGCGTGTTGTTACTGGTGGAGTAGAGCGTTTAGAAGTTAACAATAGTGCTGTGACAATTGCTGGAACGCTTAATGTTCGTACTGCTATTGATCTTGCAGATAATGATCATCTTCGATTCGGATCTGGCGATGATTGCAAAATGTTCTGTAATGGTTATGCTCAGTTCATAGATTTGAATAGCGGTATTGGAAACTTGTTCATTCGTGATGGAACTACAACTCGCTATACCTTTGATGACAACGGATCATTCACAGCAACAGGTAACATCACCGCTTATTCTGATAGACGATTAAAGGATGACATCCAGCCAATCGAAAGTGCTTTAGAAAAAGTCGGCACACTTAGCGGTAACACTTACCAGCGGAATGACTTGAAAGACCCCGACAGACGTTACGCAGGTGTCATTGCTCAAGAGGTTGAGCAGGTACTTCCTGAAGCAGTTACTGAGGCTGAAGATGGTATTAAGACTGTAGATTACAACGCTATCATTGCCCTACTTGTAGAGTCTGTTAAGGAACTAAAAGTAGAGGTTGATCAACTTAAAGGAGGTTCCTAATGTCCTTACAAACATCAGGGGCAATAAGCCTCAACCAAATTCACATTGAAGCTGGAGGGTCTTCGGGCAGTACAGCAGGTCTAAATGACGCAGATATCCGTGGTTTGATTGGTAAAAGCAGTGGCGCTAGTATGGCATTTAACGAATGGTACGGAGCCTCCAATGTTGAAGAACAAACTGTAACTGTAGGCATAAGACCTGCCCAACAATACTCAAACCCACAATACGGTTTCGGAATTAATGTCTTCGGTTCTACAAGTGACGGTACGTTTAACATTAAGAGCGCCAATGTTACGGCACTTAACTGGGCTGTAACTATCATTGGTAGTAATTTTGTAAGAAACACATTTCAGATTGAAGGTGTTCACGCCAACAGTGGATTTACTACAATGACGATAAAAAATGGTAACACAACCACAGGTACTTTTCAACGCAGTGCAGCAGTATTTTCTACCATAGCAGCATCAACCGGTTATGCCGGAGCGACACTTTGGACGTGGGAGGGTACGAATAGCACTGCCATGCCGAACCCTTATGGGGGTGTTAGCGGTGCAACGAGGACGGTGACATGGACTTAAATAGAAACTATAGCCAAAGGGTGGCTGAGTTAGACCCTAGTGAGCAGTATGTAACATACCAGAAAGGTAAGTATTATTACGAAATACCTAAGAGAGTTGAGTCTGAGTTAGAAACACAAGAACGCCTAGACAGCCACATGCTTGAAACTGCCACTTTAAACTTTAAAAAATCACAATGCCGTGATGATGTTTATGTAGACCAAGAAATAGTAAGGCAAGACTACACCACTGCTCAACCAGAAGGAGTAGCACTTGTTCAAATTCTTCAAGATCGTTTTCCTGATTACGTTAATTATACTAGATGGGACTATAACTTTGTAGGTTCTTATGGAGGTTATAGAGAACCTTATGAAAATAATAGTATCAGCTTTTATGATTTTGGAATTAATGCTAGTGAAGAATTACAACTAAGGTTTGGTACTTCTTATCTGATAAGTGATCTTTATGGTTGGTACGGATTAAAGTTTGATCTAGTTACTGATGAAGTGATGCTAAAGATGGTATTTAAAACTTATGATGACCCAAGACCTGAGTTTCCTTCGACTAGAAACTTATTCTTTGCTCGTACACATTTTACAGACGGTACGTCAAGTGACTGGGTAGATGCTTATATTTACGCTACTCCTAAAGTTGTTAAAAACTTCTGTGCTGAAAACAACTTAACATACCCTCTAAACGATAACGAACATTTAGCATGTGATGTTATTTGGTGTTGGGGTTTTGTCTTTCACAAAGACACTCAAGAATACGGTGCTGTGAAAGCGTACTCTCGTTACAACTTACCTGACGAGGTCTAGGATGAACATGGATGAATTTAAACGCCTTGATAGAATTGAGAACAAAATAGACAAGCTAGTGGAGGTTGTGGCCTCCCTAGCACGTTTAGAGGAACGAATGGATGCAGTCAACCAGCGTGTTGACAGACACGAGTATAGACTTGACGATCAAGAGCAGCACACAGATGCCTTGACCGAAAAGGTTACCGAAAACACATCCTCCAGAAACGCACTTGAAAGGTTCGTATGGTTAGTCGTAGCTGCTATAGCTTCGTCAGTCGCTTATATGTTCCGAGAATAGGAGACAATAATGTTAGAACAACTAATAGGCCCTGTAACGGGCCTCCTTGATAAATTTATAGAGGATAAAGATAGTAAGAATGCACTTGCATTTCAAATTAGCACGTTGGCTGAGACACATGCTCAAGAACTGGCAAAGGCCCAAATTGAAGTTAATAAAACGGAAGCGGCTCATAACTCGCTCTTTGTTTCTGGCTGGAGACCCGCTGTTGGGTGGGTGGCTGTATTTGGTATGGCGAGTAACTTCTTGGTTATACCAATGGCAAATTTCGCGCTGGCTATTTTTGGGTCTGCGATCACTGTTCCAGTCCTTGATCTAAGTCAAATGATGCCGGTACTGCTTGGTATGCTAGGTCTAGGTGCCATGAGAACCGCAGAAAAAGTTAAAGGAGTGCAAAGAGACAAATGACAGACTTCATATACTTTGACAAAGATGACTTCCGTTGCATGGAGACAGGCAACAACGAGATCAAAGACGAGTTCATACATAAACTAGATACCCTAAGAGAAGTATGTGGCTTCCCGTTTATCGTAACTAGCGGCTATCGTGATCCCACCCACAGTGCGGAGCGACATAAACCCAATGGTGGCGGTACGCATACCAAAGGGATTGCCGCTGACATCAGAGTGTCAGGAGGCTCACAGCGTATGCAGATCGTTAAGTTTGCAACGTCTCTGGGTTTCTCCGTAGGCGTAGCTAAAACATTTGTCCATGTGGACATCAGAGATACCGAAGCAATGCTTTGGTGTTACTAAGGAGTAATAATGGCTAAGTTAAATAAAGACAGCCTCAAGGTAGACACACCTAGAGCCACCCCCAGTCACAAAAATAAATCTCATGTCGTTAAGACACGAGTTGGCGATAAGTTAAAGATTATCCGCTTTGGTGAGCAAGGTGCTGAGACAAACAGAAGTGCCAAGCAACGTAAGGCTTTTAGAAGCCGCCACGGTAAGAACATTGCTAAAGGTAAATCATCAGCCGCTTACTGGGCTAACAGAACAAAATGGAAGGGTTAATATGTCTACAGATCGTGAAATTATCGACACGTTGCATGACGCACTTGCCAAAGACCTACTCGTAAGAGTTAAGTCAGGTGAAGCTACTGCATCAGAGTTAGCCGTTGCCGCTAAGTTCCTCAAGGACAACAACGCTAGTCTCGACATTATCCAAGCAGATACTGCTATGGGTAACTTGTTAGAGGCCCTCCCGTTCCAACCGAAGATAGTAGGACAATAAGATGGCTAGAGATTACCGCAAAGAATACGACAACTACCACAAGCAACCTGAACAGCGCCTTCGTAATGCCGCACGGAAACGTGCAAGGCGTAAAGTGATCCGTGATAAAGGCGCAGCCGCTGTACAAGGTAGAGACGTTGATCACGTAGATCGTAACCCACAGAATAATGCCTCTAGTAACTTACGCATTATGTCTAAGAAAAGAAATAGGAGTCGAAATGGCTAACCCACAACTGCCTCAAGAGTTACACGACTTCAGGAACTTCCTGTTTATTGTATGGAAGCATCTGGCACTACCAGACCCGACAGAAGTACAATACGACATGGCCGAGTATCTCCAGAACGCTCCTAGACGAGCAATCATTGAGGCATTCCGTGGAGTTGGTAAGAGTTACATCACTGCCGCCTTTGTAGTGTGGAAGCTACTGCTTGATCCTGAGATTAAGTTTATGGTTGTCTCCGCATCAAAGGCTCGTGCAGATGATTTCTCTACATTCACCCAACGGCTGATTATGGAACTACCAATGTGTAGTCACCTGATCGCTAAAGATCACCAGCGGTGGTCTAAGATTGCATTCGATGTTGGCCCAGCCAAGGCATCAGGTTCCGCTAGTGTTAAATCTGTCGGTATCACTGGACAGCTTACAGGCTCTCGTGCAGACATTATTATTGCCGATGACGTTGAAGTACCCAACAACAGCATGACCCACATGATGCGTGAGCGTCTAGCGGAAGCTGTAAAGGAATTCGATGCGGTACTTAAACCCAACGGTAAGATACTTTACCTTGGCACACCACAGTGCGAAATGAGTCTTTATAATACACTCACAGAGCGTGGTTATAAGATGCGAGTATGGCCTGCACGTTTCCCTACCACAGAACGCGCTGAGAAGGCGTATGGGAGTCGTTTAGCACCTCTGCTATACGATAAGATGTCCTTTAGTGACAAGCCGTTAGACGGGCAACCAGTAGACCCTAAGAGGTTCGATGCTGATGACCTGTTAGAACGAGAACTCAGCTACGGTAAATCAGGCTTTGCTTTACAGTTTATGTTGGACACCAGCCTCAGTGACCTTAACAAATACCCACTGAAGCTAAGTGATCTTATGATCATGTCGTGTGACGCTAAGAAAGCCCCAGAGAAACTCGTGTATGGCATTATGAAGGAGATTAAAGACCTCCCTAATGTTGGCCTAGCGGGTGACAAGTACTACGCCCCAGAAGCTGTTGTAGGTGACTACGTTGACTACACAGGTTCCCTGTTGGTCATTGACCCGTCAGGTAGAGGTTCGGATGAAACCGCTTACGCAGTCATTAAGATGCTTAACGGTTACTTGTACGTTGTCGAGTGTGCTGGCGTTGACGGTGGTTACTCCACCCCCGCACTAGAGCATCTTGCAAAGAAGGCTAAAGAACACTCTGTCAACATGGTGCTGATCGAGAGTAACTTTGGTGACGGTATGTTTACAGAACTACTGAAGCCCATACTCAACCAGACGTACTCTGTTACCATCGAGGAGGTACGCCACAGCAAGCAGAAAGAATTACGTATCATCGACACACTAGAACCCCTGTTCAACCAACACCGGATCATTATAGACCCCAAGGTTGTCCAGCAGGATTACGATAGTGTTCAGAAGTACCCAGCAGAACAAGCCCAACGCTACATGCTCACCTACCAACTGTCTAGGATCACTAGAGATAGAGGCTCCCTAGCGCATGACGATAGGTTAGATGTACTCGCTATGGGCTGTAAGTACTTTGTCGATCAAATGGCCGCTGATGTTAACTTAATGATGAACGAGCGCAAGGATGAAGTCCTACGTGCAGAACTCGACAAGTTCATTGGTGGATTCAATATAGGCAACAAGGGTAGCCCAACAGCCCTTACTGCATTCTAACGAGGACATTATGATTGAAATAGCAATGGCAATAAAAGCCGCACACTCTAGTGTCCAATTTATCACCAAGGCGGTTAACGCAGGTCACGATGTAATGGACTTGACTGACCGCATCGGTGCTTTCTTTGACGCTAAAGAACAGATACAGGAGGCAGAGATAGCCTCCAAGAACCCCTCCATAGCCGCTAAACTACTTGCAGGAGGCTCTGTAGAGTCTCAGGCATTGCAGATTACTGCTGCCAAGTACAAACTACAAGAGCATGAGAAGCAGTTAAGGGAAATTATAATGTACCACGGGGCAGGTGAAGCATTCTACCAAGAAATGTTACGGAATAGACGCTTAATACGTGACCAGCGTATGAGAGCAGCTAGGAAGAAGGCTGAAACCAAGAAGATGGTACTCGATACAGCCCTAATAATCTTCGTAACACTTATAGGAGCCGCCACGATCCCTTTGCTTGCTGTGTGGTTGATAGAATAAACCTATTAAGACCAGGGAATTCATAGGTATTTTCTAAAGGCCCCCTATTAGTGGCGTGTTTGTACATACTACTACATATATATATGTAAGTAAGTAGGTATGTAAGTAGCTAACTACTCTATAGATGGCTCTAATTCCTATAGATACCAGCCCCACACCCCCACATCAAAGGTTCTTGACGGTACTGAGGTATCGTCCCGATGGGTAACAAAGGACTACACAGAGACATTTAGTGTCTCCTACCTTCCCCCCAAGGTGTAGTCGGACAAAAAGCCCGTCCCTAATTTGGTAGAAAAATCTGAAGAGGTTATTAACGTGGGACAGTTCTACGATTCCCCCATGCGCTACACTATAGGCCGAAAGATATGCCACCGGATACCGACTAGCGCCGCAGCTAGTGCCGCATGATCGCTGCGAGGCGCTTTGATGTTGGCCTTTCGGTAGACTATTAATCTAGTGCCAGCCGATACGGTGATTTTCTTTACATGTAAAGATTCTATTGTGTCTGTTTGTCTTTTCTATCGGTTGCATTTATTTCACTAGGTGGCCTTGCATTTGCTATAGGTATTTTGCTATACTATTGCCAATGGCGAGAAAGCCATTATTTCAACCCTAAATGAGAATCATTCTCAATAACTTTAAGAGGCTACACCATGACCGATTTCAACTTAAATACTGCTTTA